GAGCCAATCAAGGTAGCAGCTAGTTTTGACTTCTCTAAGTTTACTAATGTGGACAGTAAAGAAGTTAACAACAGATTACAATTAATTAATAATATTAAGAAAACGAAAATGACTGAAGAATTAAAATCTTGGTTCAACGGTGTTAAAGAGGAAATCGTTAACGCTGTTAAGGGTGAGGTAGTAGCTGAAGCCCCTGCTAAAGAAGAAGTATCAGTTGTTCTTTCTGACAACGAGGAGATTGTAAATAAACTTACAGACTTATCAAACGAAAAGGAAGAGCTTACATCTATCATTTCTGAAAAAGAGACTTGCATCTCTGAATTAGAAAACAAGGTGTCTGAAATGGAAGCTGAATTAGCAAAATTAAACGCTACTGAAACTAAAGTAGAAGCAGATAATGACCCTGCAATTAACGAGACTGATGTTGTAGTTAATGAGTGGGATGTTTTTGCAAAATCATTATTAAAATAATAAATTAAGAAATTATGGCAACTTATACAAGTGCAAGTTTACCTACGGTAAACAAATATGATGTAGACAAGTACATTCTTGAGCCTTTATTCATGGGTCAAGAGTACATGAACTACATGGATGTTATGCCTAATGTGTCAGGAACTATTGTTATTGACAAATTTAAGGCAATCGGTGGAATTACTAACGCTTTCACTGCAGGTTCTTTCTCAGGAGAGTCAGGAGAGATTGGTGAAACTATAACAATTACTCCTGTTCGTAGAGAGGCAGAAATCGCTTTCGGAGGAGACTCTTTATACAACAAAATCAAAGGTCAACTTATGAAAGGTGGACACGACTTTGATAATGTTGAAGGAACTGTTGTAAAAAACATTTTATTAGAGATGATTGGAGCAGGTGTTAAGTCTGACTTCAACAAGCACCTTTGGTTATCTGATACTTCTGCATCAGGTGCTTTCGGTGATTTTGATGGTTTGTTTGATGCAGCTTTTGCTGTAACAGCAAACAAATTGAATCGTGGAACTTTAGCTACTGAGCAACCAACTGACGCAGCTTTAGTTGCGGGTCGTGGTTTAGATATTCTTAAAGGTCTTTACGATATTGCTTCTCCTGAATTATTGGAAGCAGGAAACCATGTTTACTTTGTTTCAGGTGATGTAGCTGATGATTACATGGCTACAAACTTAGAGTCTTCTAACTTCGCTGCTGCGGGTTACGGAGCTATGGTAAATGGTGTTCCTCAGTTAACTTACAGAGGCATTCCTATCATCGTTCGTAGAGATTGGGATGTAGCTATCGCTGCTAATGTTGCTAACATTAACGGTGCTTCTACTGCTGCTGAAACTCACAGAGCAATGTTAACTACTAAGGACGCTTTCGTTGTTGCAACTGATTTCGATATGAACTCTGTTGAGCAATGGTATTCAAATGATAACAAAGAATACCGCTTTAGAGTAGCTTACTCTGTTGGATGTGCTTTGAAAGATGCTAAATTAGCAGCTTACTACACACCTGATAACATGGCGTAATTTAATTTAGGGGGATGAAATACTCCCCCTAATAATTTTTAACACAATAAAACCAAAATAAAATGGCAATAGAAAAAATCATGGTGGCTCATGGAGACATGGAAACTAGAGGTGGTCTAAAAGCTTTAGGTGTTTATGAGTTTGGCGATATTTCTGCTATCACTTTTGATACAGACGGAAATCACCATATTGACTCTTTAACTGACACAAACGGTGTGTTGTTTGAGTTGAAGCAAGGTACAGGCTCTTTATCATCAACAGGTACTAAAGAAGGCGGAACAATTTTGTTTGAACATACTGTTACAGCATATATTCCAAAGCTTTCTGATGCACACCTAAGCGCAATAGATGCTTTGTCTGACAAAAACTTAATTGTTATGTGTTTAGACTATAATGATGTAACATACGCTGTTGGATTGTCTCAAAAGTTTCATCTTGGAGCGGCAACTGACGCTCACAATCAAATGTATGCTAGATTATCTAGCGTTGAATTGAGTACAGGAGCAGCTTTAGGAGACGAAACGGGTGCTACACTTACATTCACTTGTCAGTCAGGAGAGCTTCCTTACATAGTTGACCCTGCTGTAACTATTGATACGGCTGCGGGAACATTCGCAATAGGCTAATAGTAATTTTTAATACATGGTTAGGGGTATATCCCCTAGCTTTGTATTATTTTTAATACATTGCATTATGGCATATAAAGCAAAAAACAAATCAGGAATCACTTATTTTAAAGGATTTTCTGTTGATTGGTCAAAAGCTACTCAAGCGGATTTAAAAAAAGTTTTTGACTTAGGATATACTAAATTTGTTACTCAGGAAGATGCAAAACAAAAGAAAACAAAAGCAAAAGCAAAGTCAGTTAAAGCAGACTCAGACAAAGAGTAGTTTCAACACCAAGTACGCTTTTGTAAACATCAGCACGCCAAGTGTTGAAAGAGAGGTAAAGCAAATAGACAGGGTAAGAGAAGAGTATATTCCTTTTGGAAAAGATAATCTTTTTCCTCAGTATCTAGCTGACCTTAAAAGACATTCATCTACACATCGTTCTGTTTTAGCACAGAAGACTACTTTTACAACGGGTAGTGGATTTAAGACAGAAAACGAGTCATTAAAAGATTTTATTGCTGATGTAAATGTTAGCGGTGAATCTTTAAAAGATGTATTCAAAAAATTAGCAGACGATTACTTTACTTATGGTAACGCTTACTTAGAAGGCGTTATGTATGAGGGTGGTATTAACTTTTACCACAAAGACGCTGCAACAGCTAGGGTAAGCAAAAACAGAAAAAGCGTTTGCTTTCACCCTGATTGGGATAATTATAAGAAGACACCTGAAAAGAAGCAGGTTATCCCTATATATCCTAGTGTATCTAACAGCAGCTTCATTATACACTACAAAGATTACGAAAGCACATTTAGCTTTTATGGTTTACCTGACTATGTAGCTGCTTTAGAGCATATAGCTATTGATTATGAGATAGGTAAATTTAATCACACAGCTTTTAAAAATGGATTTAGCCCTTCAGCAATAGTAACTGTAAACGGAGACTTTGGTGAAGCTGAGGCTGAAAAGTTCGTTGAAACTGCTAAGGACACGCTTACAGGAAGTGGTAACAACTCAAAAATATTATTCCTTGTAAAAAATGGAGAAGAAAGTCGTGGTACTGATGTTCAGATTCTTAACAACAAGGAAGATGGTGATTTCTTAGATTTACAGAAATTAACAGACCAAAACATTATTACTGCTCATAGATGGCAACCTGCCTTGAGCGGTATCGTTTCATCAGGAAAGATGAACAACACAGGTAGTGAGATTAGAATAGCTTATGAGTTGGCTATGTCAACAGTTATTAAAGACACTACAAACATATTATTAGACCCAATCAAAAAGGTTATAAATAGAGAGCTAGGAATTGACACAGAAGACTTAAAAGTAATTTACGAGCCGCCTATTTCTTTCCTTTCTGATATAGACCCTAAACAAGTTCTGACCATAAACGAGCAGAGAGCAATGCTTCATAAAGACTTTGGTGCGCTAAATGATGGTAATATGTTGCTAGCTGATAGACAGCTAATTAGAGTTGAAAAAGAAGAAACAATAAAAACAAACTAGGATGGCGAATGTAAGAAATTTAAACAATCTAGTAACAGCTTCAGAGGTTGTTGCTCAAGCTTTTACAAATCAAGCTACCGACCTTGCTTTAATTTCTGACAGCATCATTGATATTGCTGAGTTGGCTCATCTAAAACCTGAGCTTGGCTTGGATATGTATGAAGAGATAAAGACTCAGAATCACAACTCTACACTAACAACAGCAAACAATACTTTGCTAACAGACTTTATAAAGCCTGCTTTGTGTTGGTATGTTAGGTTTGAGGTTATGAATGAGATTCAATACAACACTACATCAGCAGGGTTGGTTGTTAATGTTTCTGACTTTAGCACACCTGTAAATAATGAGCAGTTTAATCAGATGAAGCAAGATACATTTAGAAAAGCACAAGTTCTTCTTGATGATATGGTTGCTTACATACAGCACGAAGACCAAACGGGATTATATCCTTTGTTCGGACATGATGGAGATAGCTCAATGCCTGATACAGACCAAGCAACAAAAATGAACGGAATAATTTTTTACTAATGGCTACAAATTTTCCAAAGAAAGGCGATGACAAAAAGATTTCTTTACGCAACAGCGAAGAGAAGCAGTTTCCTTATGAGTTTGCTAAGAACCTAAAGGAGCAACAGCCAAAGATATGGAAGGCAGGAGGAAACATTCGTGGTAACGAGGCTTTTATGCTTTGGGGTAGAGCTAGAAAAGGAGAAGATACAGAGTCAATTAGAGCTTGGATAAAAGAAAGAGAGAGTTGGGCAAAGCGTCATTTTAGAGATGGTCAAAAGTTCAAAGGTGATGTAGAACCAAACTTATCAAATGTAGCAGGTGTAGTAGCGCAAATCAAGTGGGGTGTTATTGGAAATCTTGGTGTTCAGGGTATGAAAGATGTTATAAACAAATTAGCTAAAAAACTAGACTCCAAAAACGAAGTTGAGAACGCTAGAAGAAACCCTAATTGTCCTGATGGTTGGGAACATCAAATGCCTGATGGCTCTTGGATGTGTGGTAAAAGACATGGAGGCGGAGGTTACAATAGTTGTAATGAAAAAGAATTACTGTCTTTCTTAAACATAATGAAAGAAGATTTAATTACAGAGATAAAACTCATAAAAAAGAATAAATAATGGCAAGTACAATAACAAACGCAACGCTTACTTTAACTATAACTGAAAGCCTTACATTAGGTGGAACACAGTTTGGTGGTAGTAAAACTTTAGAGATAGCTAATATTAACGAAGCTTTTAAAAGAATAGTTAAATGTGCTAACAGTCAAACAACTACTATTGCAACATTCAATGGTAACGCTTTTGCTGCTGACAACGCTATTGACCTAGAGGATGCAAAATACATAAGAATAACAAACCTTGATGACACTAACTCTGTTGAGTTGGCTGTTGTTGGAGCGGCAACCTTATATCAAGTAAGACTAAATGCAGGAGAAACGCATATTTTAGGCGCACCTGATGACTTAATGTTGGCTGAAGCTGACACATCTCCTAGTTTTGGAACTATGGCTGATATAGCAAGCATACAGGTAAATCCTGCGGGTAACGATGTAGATGTAGAAATTTTAGTAGCAAGCGCATAATATGGCAAGTAACGAACATAGTAGTTTAGAGGAATCGCAACTGCATAACCCAAAGGGATTTAGCACAGCAAGTAACAATACTGTTTTGTCAAAAAATAGTAGCGGTGCTTTAACATGGAGTAGTAGAACTAGCACAAAATGTATAACGATAGGCGGTTATCATAGCTCTAGCGGCTCTGTTGGTGCTTATT